TGATGCTGCTGCTGGTAAAACTAGTGGAGAAGACTCTGCACGATTGATGTTATCAGAAGACTTTTCTATAATCGCCGTCTTGTCTGATGATACTTCGTATTGTCTATCTTCTACTAACTTATTGTTTTCATATACCGCTAAAACTTTTTTAACATCGTCCCAGATTGGAAGATAGTCGGCACCTGTTCCTGTAAAATGTAAAACTTTTTTCTTATAATAAAATCCTTCTGGGATTATTGAGTCAATAATTGCTCTAGCAATTTCCTCATTTAATGCATAGGCTGCGATGTCTGATGCTGTTGTTGCTTTTGTTGATGGATCAATATACGGTCTAACTATCTCGTATGTCTCATCTTGTAAAATTTGCTCATCTGATGTTCCAAGATCTTTGACAATCTCAACTCTGTATGAAGAGTCATATTTTCCTGGCAAAGAAATCTCTAATGTTTCTCCAGAAGAAGACTCTGTAAATGTTGATGTTGAAATTGAAAGGTCCGCCATATCCGTTATGGTAACAGTTATATCTGCATCTACAATCCCCGCAGGAATTACAAAATTAGCAGGTACTTCTGCATATGGCGAAACTCTCAATATCTCCATGCTAAATTACCCTAAAACCTTTTGGACTTCTTCGGGTGTTGCGATGCGAACATGTGAACGAGTTAGCCACTTGTCTGCTTGGTCTTTTGTTACAATATTAACACCCTTGTAGATTGCTCCATTTGCTTCTTCCCAACGAACATTGCTTGTTGAGTAGATAGCAACCTTGTCTGCAAGGCCTAGTTCTGGCTTAATATCTTTCTTTGGACCATCTGCTGCCATTGATCCAATAGCACCTGTTTCTGTAAATCCTAGTGATTGAACTGGCTCTTCTGCTGGTGGTGCTTCGACAACTGGTGATTCGACTGCTACCTCAACTGGTGCCTCAACTACTGGCTCTACGACTGGCTCTACTACTGGCTCTGCTGGTGTCTCGACCACTGGGGCTTCAACGTGTGCTGGCTCTTCTACATTTTCTACTGAAAATGGCTTGTTGTAATCATTATTTTCCATTGTATCCTCCTTGTTTGTATTATATCATTAAAGTATTAAGGGGGACAGGAGAGTGAACTCCCGCCCCCCATTAAAGGTACTGTTTACAGATTATGAATCTGAAGCAGCGTCAGCGAATGCGATTGCATCCTCTTCTTCCCAGTTGATACCGAAGCGAACGAATACAGTGTATTCAATTGTATCCTTCTTCGCTACGTACTCACGGTTTACAGTGATATCTCTCTGGAATCCCCATACACGGTTTGCAGGGAATGTCAAATCGATATAGCCTGCTGGGTAGTAAGGAACTTCCTGAACTTCAATTCCGAGAACACGTGTTGTACGTGCTCCACCGAATGTCTGTCCGATACCATCAAGGTATGACTGGCGGTTTGCCTGGGTTGATCCTGGGACCTGTCCAGCAAATGCTTCTGCTACTGCATCAGCAAGTGTACCGTTGTTCTTAACGATTCCACCGAATGCATCTGTACCTGCGTAGAACTTAAGATTGTTCTTAAGTGCACGATACTTACGTGGCATTGCATTGATGATGCCCTGCATTACATCAGGTGTCCAAGCATTATCTGCTACGGTCACTACTGACTCATGTGCATCTCCGTTTGTCTTTACCTTGTTGATAAAGCCTGGCATGATTGACAAGAATGCTCCTGTTGCACCATCACCATTGATAGCGAGATCTTCGATATCATTTGCGAATGCGTTGGTCATCAAGCGTACCAAGTGATCTTCTAGAGCGTCACCTTCTACACCATCTTCCAATGATTCTGCTGTTACTTCCCAATCAAGACGAATCTTCTTGGTAGTAAGTTCGACCTTAGAGAATGTTGCACCTGTGTTTGTGTAGTTACCAACTGCTTGCGCTGCTGCACGAATTACACGCTCACCGACGTTTACCTTCTCAAGTTCCATTGAGTTAGCCTTCATTGTTACACGACGGCCATCCTTTGCTAATACTGTTGCGTCCCAAACATAGTCGATAAAACGACGTGCCTGCTCAGGGCGCAAAATTCCAGAAGCCGCTGAACCACTAGGGTTAACAGCGTTTGCTCCGCTTGTAGATCCAAGAGTTGCTGTTGGAATATTTCCAAGTGTATCTGCACCTGGGTTACTTACTCCACCAATTCCACCTGATGCGAAAGCACCTTGGCCTTGGTACAGACCTGGAGTTGTTCCTCCTAGATTTGCACTCTCGCCTGGCTGGTTTTTGATTATTTCTTCTGACATATTGTCACCTCCTAGTGATTTGTTCATTTGAATAGATCGGCTGTTTTGAGGAAACTACCGCCCCATAGGGATTTTTCAACCGTTTCAGGTTGATTCTGAAAGATATCGCCGATATCTCCAGACTTTCGGAATGCGGTGTCTGCTTCCACAGCGTCTACTCGTTTTCCAAATTCATTAAACTCATTTGATACTGCTGCAATATCTTTTGCAACTGCTGCAAATGAATCCTTTACTGTATCAACATCGACCTTTGAAGACTTAAGAAGTTCTACTTCTGCTTGCAAAGACTTTACTGTTGACACTAGATCGCTAAAGGCTGATTCTAGAGTATTCTTCATTTCAGTAACTGCTTCTGCAATTACCTCTTCTGACTTAGATACTTCTACAACTGCTTCTGTTACTGCTTCAACTGAGTCGGCAACTGGTGCCTCTCCGTTGATATCTACAAGTGCCTTCTCAACTTCAACAACCTCTGTTGTTTCTGTCTCTTCTGCCTTTGTAATTTCTTCAGTAACCTCTGCAACTGCTGCATCTGCCTCTGGAGCGACCACAACATCTTCAATTACGTCTGTCTTTTCAACTTGTGTTTTTGATTTTGTCATAGGTTGTACCTCCTTGTTAATCTTAGAAGTATTAATGCCTTTAGCACTATCAACTAAGAATTTTATCATGTCTGTCTTTTCATTATCCGTTTTTTCAACGAAACCTATGTTTTCCATTTGCTCACCAGTAGTTGGGCTTACCTCTGACTCATTTTCTGAAACCATTACGAGACCTGATTCCTTATCATAAAAAACATTCTCTAAAACTGTTTCGTCACCCTTAATAACATCTACTCCGTCAACCTTTTCAACAGATACAATGTTTGCAAATTGATTTGCTGGGGAATCTACAAGACTCAACTCAATCAAATCATATTGCTTAATAATTCTAATTGCCTTGTCTGACTTCTCGTCAAACCCTTCATCCCACTTGTTCATACGTCCACCAATAGAAAAACCAGTTAGTGTTCCATCTAGAACTTTTTCCCAAGTATCTTGTGCACCCTTTGAAACATATGCTGATACAAATACTCCGTTATAAAACTTCTTTGATTCTGGATCAAAATACTTATCTGCTTTGAATGATACCATCTTGCCTACTGCTAGTGGCTGATGCATTTCTCTAATGTTCCCTCGGAATTTTGCAAAAGCCTCCATTGATGCTTCTGCTGTTACAATGTCATCCTGCTTATCAACATTGTCTAAAGATGCAAATCCAGAAACAACTCTACGCTCCTTGTCCACCTTAGTAAGTGGCATGGAAAGACGTAAATTTTCCCCATCTGAGTTCCAATGGGCCTTGGATATATTGCTCACCATTATATTATACCCTCCGTTTTATATAAGTATCACATTGTGGACAAATTGGACATTAAGGAGTTTTTCTTCCTTCACCCTTTGGGTTTCGTCCAGCGACAGTCGATGAACTGTCAGAGTTGTTGTTTGTTCTTTCAGCATCTCTGGCTCTTGTAGTAGTTGCCTCTGCTGCTGCTTCTGGTTTAAGGTCTAGGACCTCATCACCACCATCTCTTTGTGGCATGTCCAAAACAACTCTTGCCTCGTTAGGAGTCATGATCTGATTCTTAACGTATCTTTCAAGAATTTGAGACTGTGCAATTTCATCTGTCAGTGTCAACTCGTTAAATACAAACTCAATGATATCTGTCTTTTCACGAATAATCTTGTTGATCATCTTTTCAAGTTGTCTCTGTGCTGGTCTTGCAACCTGCTCCTTAAAGGTGCGATCCTGTGCAAGTGCTGCTGCAATAGAACCAGAATCGCCACCTCCAAGTTTAGACAGTGGCACCTGATGTGCTACTAGGATATCATCACGGTTTTGCTTACGATACTCTTTAAATGAGCCGTCCTGTATACCGTCTTCGATGGGCTCCATCTTAAATTCGACTTTGTTATTTTCGCTATCACCTGGAAGTGGAATATATAGCGTTCTGTGTGACTGCCCTCTGAGATTTGTCTGCAAGAATCGGAACATCTTATCTTCTGCATCTCCAGAAAGTTTTGCACCCTTTAGTGTTACAACGTATCTTGGAACTGCCTTGTTTGCAAAGTAGTCAATATTGTATTGTGAAGCAAGTGAGTCTCCATGAAGTGAGTTGATAGCCGACATGATGTCTGGCACTCCGTAGAATGTGTTGAGAGGTGAGTACTGCTTAAAGTGAATAATCTCGTTTGGTCTAGCATCTGTTGTTAGTGGATTTTGATTCTTTGCCCCAAAGTTACGGAAGTAAACAATCTTATTTCCAATGATTTGTACATAACCATCTTTCAGTCTTCGTACTCGCATGGTTGTTGATGGTATGTGTCCAACGTATCCAATTTCTCCACGAGTTGTTCTTCCAATTTCAAGATAACCATTTCCAGTTGACTGTAGGTCTGTGTAAACCTTTTCCATTGTGGCTGTAAATGAGTCATCGTCATTAAGTGACTCTAGCCAGTCTCTTGCTTCAATCTTTGTTCTTTCAATTCTTTTTCTTGCCTTCTGTGTTGCACTGTTATCTTCTGATGACTCAAGTCTCATCATTGTTCTTTGAGAAACCTTGAACTCATAACCAAGACCAACGATGTTCTCTACCTTAGCATCAATTGCTGCGTGGTTTGCAAATGAAGTATCGTAGTAGTTTGCTAATTCATAAAGGTTCCATGGTGGTGTAATGACATCGAACATTCCATAGCCGTTTACATATACTAGTCCTGGGTTGATCTCTTTTGATTGTGCTCCATCAATACCGCTTTTTCCAGCAAGTGCTGCAGTTGTATATTGTGTTGTTGGTTCAACCATTTTAGTTGAAGATCTGCTGATGCGTCTTTTAAAATTTGCTTCTAGTCCGTCAAGAGATTTTAGTGTATCCCAGTTACCACTAAATGGATCTGACTTTGAGAATGTGTCATCCTTCTTTATTGGATCATCAATTCTTGCGTAGATTTCATAATCGTTGTCTTCCATGATTACTCCTCATCCCCATATTTAGCAATAGTGTCTTTGGCTGCTTGTACTGCTCCAAGGTCATTTAGAGAAGGGATAAGTCCAGCATTTAGCCTATCAACTTGCTCAGAATACTCTTCTTCAGAAACTCTTGTTAGTCCTGGAACAAACACGCATGTGCCATCTCCTGGATCTCCATAATACATTGCAGTCTTTTTTAATTCTGCCATTCTAGAAATATCGTTTTTATCTGAAGGAATATTAAGCACAGAGCCGTTCCCATCTGTAAACCATTTGCCATTTGCCTTCTTGTACACATAAAGGCCCCAGTCATAGTTCTTTTCAATGACCTGTCGTCTTACATTCTTTACAATCGGTTCACCAGTTTTTGGGTTTATTAAGGAATCCATATCCATAAGTATACCATATTAAACTGGATCGACAACGTATTTGACCCAGTTAACATCCGTATATACAGAATATCCGTAATTCTTTAACGATACAGGTATATCATCCCCTACAATCAACTTATTGGTTCCTGTATAACTCTTATAAACCTCTGCTGGATTGACACCATAATAACTAGTTTCTGCCAAAACAAGAACCTTATTCCAGTTAAATGAAGGAGAATCCCAAAACTCCCAATCTAGGACAGACCCAGACAATACCTTTACTCTAAACCAGGGTCTGTCTGAAACGTTCTGAACCTCCTGCAGGTTTGTTGACTGGTAATATGAAATGCTATTAAATAGTAGTGGCCCTGTTAATCTTATGGCCCCCTCGAAAGATGAGAACACTAGGCTATCTGCAAAACTTATACCCAAGAATCCCCACTCCTGAAGACTCAGCACTGGCTCTTTAACAATCTTTCCGTTCCAATAAAAACCTATACCATTCTGGACTAGGCCAGTCTTTGCATCAATTGCATAAATTTTTGCTCTTCTTCCACTTGGGTCACTTGCAACCATGTAGAACTTTATGTATGAATCTTTGCTTTCTATTTCAAATATTTGTGTAGGTGCGTAAGGGAAGTACTCTCCATCAAATCTAATTGCCATCTGCATTGCAATTGCCTTAAAGTCATTTGCTCTGCTGCTATTGATTGGAATTAAAAGACCCCTGTTTACTAGAGGATCATGTTTTCCTCTCACCTGTATTCCACTTGTTTTAGTCAAATACAAATAGGAAGATGAGCCATTATATATTGAAAACGGATTTTGTTTTTTGAAGTCATAATATATTCCTGTTTTTGTATAAGGATAAATAGGAGTTCCAAACCTTGTTCCAATTGGGCTGGCATCAGATTCATTCAATGCCTGTGATGCATAAGAAAGTTTTTTAATAATAACATTTCCAATATCTGAATCTTTAACGTTCATG